GTATTTTGGTAGCTTTTGGCACCAAAATCTAAATGAAAAGGAACTATTGATTCAAAAATATAATGAGATAGGCATCCAGTGTTTAATAATTCTTGAAAAAGATCTAAAGAATATTATCCAAGTCCAACAATTAATAAATAATTTTACAAACACATGAAAAATATCACGGCAAAACTTACAGAACTAATAGAATTGCTTCAACACAAAAAATTTATACATGAAGCTGTTTTATTAAAAATAGCCTTAAAAGAAAATGAAGACAAGGACGGAGAAGGAACAGGAATGTGGTGTGATGAATGTAATGTCTATCATAATCCTGGCTGACCATATTCATAAAATACATAGTTATGTAAATAATATTTAGTTTAAGGAGAAGAGGAGAGCGACATGCCAACGACAGAAATTAAAACAATTAAGCCGGGTGGTGGTGGTGATTATGTATCCCTAAACGCTTGGTCGACTGCTGAAGCAGTAAATTTAGTTACAGCAAACAAAATAAAGGTTGCAGAGTGTTATTCAGGAGGAAATTGTTTAACTGGTGCATTAGATGTTCATACTGGATGGACTACAGATACTACACATTATATGGAAATTCGTGCTGCGAGTGGTCAAGAACATAATGGTACATATGATGAAAGTAAAGCATATGGCAAAGTAACTAATGCCAAATGCATCGACAACAGCAGCAGAAATGTACATATAAACAAAATGCAATTTAACAGTGTTAATGGTACTGGTACAGCCCAAGATGCCAGTATACTTGGTGCCACTAACTCTGTTACCTATGTCGTCGACAGATGTATTTTTAAGTCAAATGCGATTACCAATGATGCATATTTTATGTGGTCACAAGATCATGCAGGTGGTCAAAATGCAAGTGTAACTGTAACCAATAGCTTAATACTTATGACTGGTAGTGGCAATCCAAAGCGAGGGGCAGGATTGTATGTTCAATGTGCAGGAACGTTCAATTTCTATAACAACACTTTCTCTCTAGATGCAGATAGTACCTCTTATCCTTGTTATGAGGTTAATAGTGCCGGTGCAACTATCACTAGTCAAAATAATTACCTGCGTGGCCCTAAAATTTACACAACAGATGCAGGTACTATTAGTAAGGGTTCTAATGACGCCACTTCAAATGCAGAGGCAACCACATCTACTCTTCGAAATATTCCCTATACTACAGCAACGTTCCAAAATATAACAACTGGTTCAGAAAATCTTCGCCTAACTGTTTCAGGAAGTAATAAACTTTTAGATGGTGGTACTGATCTTTCTGGAAGTGGTGTAACCACAGACATTATTGGCGTTGCTCGTCCTCAATTTACTGCTTTTGATATCGGTGCTTTTGAAAACGATATCCCTGTTTGTTGGAACTATACAGCCAGATATAAAGGTTCTAGTAAGCTATTTAAAGTATCTGGTTGTGGACCATTCCCGAAGAGGTTAAGGGTACCAAACAATGTGAATACCTCAACAGGTCGAATGATTGATGATGGTCAATTAATCAATCCAAGTGAATATGAGGTAATAATTTAAGAAAATTTCATTTAATCAAATGGTAAGTGCTACATTTCTATAATTAAGGAATGTCTAATGGTTTCGGACAAAGAATTAAAATCTCATATTCCCCTTTTTGTTAAGGGTGGTGGCGACCATAAATGTGGCACTTGTGCCTATAGAATGGGCAAGGATAAATGCTCCTTTGTGTCGGGATACATTGATTTTAAGAATGGTACATGTGCATACTGGGCTGAAGGCAGGGAAGCCACAGATAAAGAAATGCCTATGAAAATGACACCAGAGGAAGCACAATACCTCGTAGCAGATGGCAAAGTACAATGTGGAACCTGTCGTTTCTATCAAGACAACAAGTGTCAATTATGGGATGGAAATCCTGTAGAAGCAGATGATTGTTGCATAGCATGGACAGATGGTAAATTAAGAAAAAGTATTAGTTCTAATTCTCTTCAACGGCGACATCGCAATGCTTTGGTTGATAGACTGCTTGCACAATATAATGTACCCTGTTCATGGTGCCCCATGAATAGACCAGGAAGAGAGCCTAATATGATTCAGGTTCCAATTCCTGGATCAAGTGGCTTATGTGAAGAGTGTGCTGAAATAATGAAGTCTGAAATAAAATCTAAAATGAAAGCAAAATATCCTACAGCAAACAAAGAGAAAAAATAACTGAAAATGAAAAGGCAGCTCAGAAAAAGTTGTACAAGATATACGATTGCGGGCACCAAACTTGGGAATATAAGGTGAGGTAGAAATATGACATTACGTCCACTATATGTATCAGGGAACACACACGGGCTCTGGCCAATAGATCCTACTGTTGAATTTCAGGCGGGAATGATTGCAGGACTCATAGAGCTTGGTGGTGATATTTTTGCTACAGTTTCTGATGGTTGTAATATTCCACCAATTGGCATTATTGATGATGTAAAAACTGAAGCTTATTCTAAACCATCTCTTGATGAGCGCATTTTCGTAAAAGCTAATGGTGTTCCTGACGGGTATAGTAATTTGATTTCGACTGTTGATACTATGGGATTTTTAAATAATACCAATATTATCCCCAGCACATTTGCTGCGTCCATGGATGTGCTTCTTAATCCTCGCAATGGTGTTATTCAGGTACCAGCAGGTAGTGTTATTAATATAGTAGATCCACATGATCCTAATAAGACAGGATTTGAAGTATTTGTGTCATACAGCTTCCAAATCCCCGATCTTCCTGGTGAAGATTCCACCGCAGGTAGTGGAAAGGTTAGTGTTCATATTTTTCGTGGTATTTATTCCACGGATCAATTTGATCCGGTTGTAGAATATCCTCTTATGGGTTCTCTTTATTGTGGTAGAGATGGTAGGGTGACTACAGAACCTAATGGTCCTATAATTGGTATTGTCACAGCTCCTCCATCTGTATTAAACAATGAAATTGAATTCATGTGGTTATAATAGAGGTTGATAATGGTTACAACAATAATTAAGACCATTAATCCTGATGGCTCTGCTGACTATACAACTTTGCAAGCCTGGGTAAATGGTAGAAAGGGTAACCTGGTTACCAGAGATACAGTTGAAATTGCAGAACTAACTGGTTCAACTTATTTCACAGAAGGCTGCACCATTGCCACAGCAGATTGGACTGTAGATAGCACTCATTACATTCAAATTAGAGCAGCAACTGGTGCTGAGCATGGTGGATGTTTCCGTCGAGTTGGAGCTTGCATAGTTCCCCAAACGGTTGGGCTGGACATTTCAGTAGCTGGAACATTAATAGGTCCTGGTTTGAGTATTTATCCTGACCTTGATACAGGAAACCCTTCTGCTGTTTATATCCATGATATTAGTCAGGATGTGCCTTGTATAGTTGATGGAATAATCGTGCATCAATATGGACCAAGTTCTCCAGGAATCCACATCGAGAACTGCAGTGGAGCAACTGGTCATTGTGTAAAGAACTATGTCTTTATGAATGCCACTGGTAGTGCTAAGGGTATTCGAGTTGATGGCGCCAGTTCGGTATTAACTGCTTATAATTCTACAATCATTTCCGATGATAGGTGCATTCATATTTCAGGTGGTGCCACCGTTACGGAAAATAATAATTATTTCTACTCTGACAACACGGTATACAGTGGTTCAGGCACCTTTAATAAGGGTGTTAATTCGATGACCAATAACAACGAAGCTGTTACTGTAGTAAACAGAGGTATTGGTTTAACAACTACTAATTTCTTGTTTATTAACCATGGTAGTCCTGGATTTCACGAGGGTCAGTTAGGCATTGAGGATTGGCATATTCCAGCTACTTCAGCATTAAAAGGTGCAGGTGCAGACTTATCTGCTATTACCCCTGTATCATTTAGACCAACGGTGGGAATAGATAGACAAACAAGAACTACCTGGGATGTTGGGGCTGATGAATATACGGTTCCAACTACTATCACGAAGACGATTGGCTCTGGCAAAGATTATTCAACTCTTGCAGCTTGGGTAATAGCAAGAAAAGGAAACTTGGCAATCAGAGATACAGTAGAAGTAGCAGAAGTATATGGTGCTGTTGGATCTGTCGAGTTAAATGAAGCAGATTGGGCAGTCAATACTAAAAATTATGTTCAAATTAAAGCTGCTTCTGGACAACATACAACTGGTGTTTTTGATACTGGTCATGCCTATATCAAGGCAGGTGCTTCCTCGAGTAAGCCTGCCATTAAATGTTATGTTGGTGGAACCATTATTGGTCCAGGTCTTACTATCGATTCAGATGGTTCAGGGGCTTCTAATGAAACCTGTATTGAGTTAGGTGGAGAATCTGCCGCACCAATTATAATTGAGGAAAACTTCCTTCGATCTACTTCTGCTGGTAGTCCTTTTCTTATTACTGCAGTTGGTTTAATCAACTACAATAAGCAGCAGGACGCTGTTCTTGCCCATTACGTTCGTTCTCCAGTAGTAGTTAAAAGTTGCATCTTGCTTGCCACAGCTTGTTCGAGTGGTATTGGATTAAAAGGAACATCTGGTGTTTGGAATGTTTGGAATAACACGATAGTGGTGAATGATGGTTCTTCTAGTATTGCCCTACAGATTGATCCTTGGGCAGGAATCAGTCAAGAGCAGAACAATTATTTAAAATCGAAAACTTGCTACAGCTTAGATGCCAATGGGACCAAAGGTGCAAATAGTGCTACTAATACGGCTGAAGCAGCAACGTCCGGCTATCGCAACATCACTCTTAGCAGTGCAGGTTTTACAAATATTACGACTGGATCCGAAGATTTTCATTTACTAAGCACTTCTGTTTTGGTTGATCAGGGAGCAGATTTAAGTGCTCAAGGTGTCACAACGGACATCGATGGTGAAACTCGCCCAGGGAGTCCACTCTTCGATATTGGTGCAGACGAGTTTCAGCATGTGCCAGTTTGCTGGAACTATGTTGCAAGATACAAAAGTTCTAACAAGTTATTTAGGGTATCTGGTTGCGGTCCTTTCCCAAAGAGATTAAGAGTACCATTAAATGTAAATGTTTCTACTGGTAGAATGATTGACGATGGACAATTAATCTATCCTAATAGATATGAGATAGTACAATAACATGCCTACTACAGAAGTTAAATCTATAAAACCGAGTGGAGGAGGAGATTATACCTCACTTAATGCGTGGAATACTGCTGAAGCTGCTGATTTGGTGTCGAGTGATAAGATTAAAGTTGCTGAAGTGTATTCGGGTGGTAATTCTTTGACGGCTTCTTTGACTTTGTCAGTTGGTTGGACTACCGATAAGGACCACTACGTAGAAGTTAGAGCAGCAAGTGGTCACGAGCATGCAGGTGTTTGGAATACTAGTAAATCTTATGCAGAGTCTTCAGGTGTCACAATTGCATTTGATTCTTCTTTACAATTTATTAGAATAAGAAAAATGCAGATTAGAACTACCGCAGCTGCTACTGCTCTTCGTCTGCAATCTGATGTTACTGGGCGTTATATTATTGATAGATGCATTATTAGGGGAGGTAATCAGTGTGTTCGTATCCGCAGTGGTGGTGATACAGCTGCTGGTGGGTATAATATAATGAAGAATTGTGCTGTAATCACAAGAAATGCAGGACAAGATGCTCAAGGGATTAGAATAGAAGGTGGCATTGGAACTCCAGATACCAAAATTAAGATATATAATTGTACGATAATAACTGACACAGCAGGTGGTGCTGGTATTACAGGTATTGCTACACACAATATAGTAGAGGAATTAACAACACAAAATTGTTATATTTCTAGTGTTACAGCATATGTTAATGAGGGAGGTTTTTCTACATTTAACAAAGGTTCTAATGATGCAACAAATACTAATGAAGCATTTAGTGCATCATTGAGAAATATTCTTTTCAACACATCAAACTTTGTGAGTGCAACTACTAATTCTGAAAATGTCCACCTTGTAGTAGGTAGTGCTCTTCTAGATGTGGGTACTGATCTGTCTGGTGGTTCAGGTGAAGAAGCTATAACAGAGGATTATGAGGGAACTATTAGACCACAAGGAACAGCTTTTGATATTGGGGCTGACGAATTTCCTGCAGTACCTATCTGTTGGAACTACACTGCCAGGTATAAAGGTTCCAATAGACTTTTCAAGGTTTCTGGCTGTGGTCCATTCCCTCGGAAGCTTCGAGTGCCAAGCAACATTGACTTATCTACAGGTAAAATGATAGATGATGGTCAATTAATTGATTCCAATGAGTACGAGGCAATATAATGGTTGATGAGAGTAAAGAATTTATTTCTGTTTCAAATGATCAATTTATTCCTATTAAGGCAACACCCCAGAAAATGATGTCTTTAATGAATAAAATGATACTTGAACGAACAGATCAATTAAATGCCAAACAGAGGCATGAAAAAAATCCTCCAAAATTTAAAAATGAAGAAGAATATTTTAGGTGTCAAACACAACAAAAAACACGATTAACTAACGGGGCGATTGTGGTAGGTAATGTATCTGAGCAGGAGAAAAAGGCGCTCAATTCTGATAATGATGCCTTACTTAAGAGAGTCATGATAATGCGCGAGAAGGCGCGTCAGATAATACAAAAGGCGCGTATGGAAGGTAAAAGTCTCGGAAATTACTACAGGAAATTAAGAGGAGGAGAAGAAACAAATGGGTGATGACTTCTTTGATGCATTTGGTGATGGGATTGAGGTAGATTGGTCCAAGATTACTGATCAAGAACTTGACCAACTTGTTGCTACCCTTAATACTCAAAAGGTGAATGATATTTTTGAAGGTCTTAAGTCTGCAATTGATACAAATAATAAGCGGAAATCAATTGTAAATATAACACTACAAGTTTTGCAAGTTGCAGTAAAGTTGGGAATGAAGGTGGCATGATGAAGAAAGTATTTTATATTTTACCGCTGTTATTGCTATCTATTGGATGTACAACACCTCAATCTGTATATGATGATATGAACCTTATTAAGGACAATATTGTAATTCAAAAAAGAGTTGCAGACATGCTCCTTAAAAATGTTAAAGCACAAAACGACAAGCAAATTGAGGTTTTGGCTGCAAAGGTAATGGAAACAGAGCAGCGATTTGATCGTATGGCAGCAACACATAATCGTCTTGTGATATACTTTAAAGCCGAGCAAAAAGTAGGTTACATCGTTAATATTATTAATTTTATGCAAGAGAGTAACCTCAAAAATCTACTTGGGCAAGCAGAAGGGAATGTAAGACATGGTGCACTTTGTAGCGAAACTATCGTTCTTGATTATGACAATTTGGTGTATAATAATCGTTGGTTGTCAGGCACCCCAGAGGGTCAATGATGATATTAAGTCATTAAAGGCAGACGAGCAGGTTCTTTTTGATTTTAATCAAGAATTTTTAAAGAGAGCTAACTCAAGTAATAATGATGAATTACAGAAAAAGTTGAAGATTACAATGATTAGCCAAATGGCTCATCAAAGATCATCCCGTGGCTTAGACTTGCTGGCACAATATTTAGGTTCCACTGAAATTATCACAAGTCCTCAATTAACTGCAACGGAGGACATAATTAAGAAAATTGCTGACCAAGTAGCCGAAAAAGTGGGCTCCAAAGATACCACTACAGCCCCAAATAATTGATGTAAATAACTAAATATATAGAAAAATTCTTATAAATGTATTGATAGTTTAGATATAAGGGTGAGGAATGAATGCTTCTTGGGTAGATGACTTGGGCAGTGTGAATGAAGTAGTGAATTTTTTAGTTTACAATGCCACTGACCAAACGAAGAGTGATGCAAGTCATGACGCAATACTCGTATTTGATTTTTTTCCTCGATTGGGACCAGAGTTTTATACAAGTCCCGATTTCAATGAAGAACAAGTGCAAGATTTCGTAAAAACTTTCGACTACGAACGATATGGTCTTGACAAAGAGACAACAATAAAGAGAATCGAAAAATACCGTAGTATCGATAGAATTTTGGATGTGCTGGTTGAATTGTTATCAGCACCTGTAAAAGATGATTTACTGCGAAAATATCTTTTAGAAGTCTGGTTCAAACAGAATTCTAAAAGCGATTTCGAACATTTTAAAGGTAGTCTTGTGAAAGACTATTGGTTAAAGAAGTAGCGTTCACTATAGGAGGTGAAACAATGCTATTCCCACTTTATGCACACGAAAGGTCGCCACATGGGCTATTTGTGCTCCATAGTGGGGTGACAGTCGAAGGTGGAATGGTAGGATACCTACATGATACTGCTTCACACGTTCCTGATGTTCGGCTTTATCCGAACACCCCTGCTGATACAAAGCTCGTCGGTTTGATCGATGATTCCAGTTCAGCAGCCCAAGGACGAGGTGTAGATGGTATTGGTGTTTCTATCGCCACTGGTGTTACACCAGAGACTGGTCGACCCACTGGACCTGCAACTCATTTGGCTTCCAACAAGTGCACACTCTGGCTTGACCAGGGTACATTCGTTACTGACGTCTGGGATACCACCGATGCTACGCTAGGTGCAGATCTTAGTACAGTCACAGTTGGTACACTTCTAAGCGTGGATCCAGGTGGTACAGCTGGTTTACTCCAGGCTGACGTTGCTGGTGTCTTCCTTGGTAGTTTTATTCGTCGGCTTCAGGGTGGACTTGCACCAGTCGATGATTTCGATAGTTTCTTCATCCCCAGGGTGCAACCGCTCCCTGCCGGACGAATTTTCATGGTCTTTAGGTTCAAGAGCTAAGGAGGAGTTACGATGAGTACATTCAATAACTCCGGTCAGCTTAATGCACACGGCAGAGCCGAAGCAATTCAGGGCTTACTGAAGTATGCCAATATGTTGTCCGGTCCGAATAGTGCTGCAGTCGAGTCAGAAGCTCCCTCTTTCAGTGATGAACAGAAGGAAGCCATGCTCGCACAAGCTTTAATGTCGCAAGAGGGTAAGGTTGCTTTGGGTCAAGCCATGGCCAACCCTATCCGTAGAAACCTGGATTACCAGGGTGTCGGTCGCAAGGCTCTTGTTGTAGATCCACTACCTCAGGGTGCTCTTGCTGTATACGACAAAGATATCGATGTCGCTGCTGCTATCATTTCTTCAAATGGTGCAGTTCCTGAGTCACGCGTTCAGGGTGAGAGAGTAAACGTCCCCGAGTTCGAGGTCGTTTCCAATCCTACCGTCCGCATTGCTGAGGTAAAGCGTCGTCGGTTTAACGTCATTGATCGTGCCCAGCAAAAGGCTCGGCAAGAAATTCAGGCTCAAGAAGATGCAAACATCTTCTCAGCTTTGGATTTCGCATCCGACGTCGGTGCTGGGTTCGGTGGTGAAAACGCTCGTGTTCCATTCGCCACAGGTCCTGGTGGTCGTCTCACCATGCCTGATCTGCTCAATATGAAGCAGCTAATCGACGAGTGGGATCTAGTGACTGCGAAGTATTTCATGCATATTCGCCAGTTCACTGATATCCTCGCTTTCAACTTCCAGCCTGGCGCCGGTCCAGCTGGTGCACTTGCTGCACCACTGTACGGGGGCTTCGACCCAGTAACAGCCCGCGAGGTCCTGCAAACAGGGCTCTACGGCCACATCTGGGGAGCTGAGATGATCGTCAGTAAAATCGTTCCAAGAGGAACCGTGTACGCTCTCGCTGAGCCTGAGTTCGTTGGTGTAATGCCAATTCGCCAGGACATTGAGGTGCTGCCTGCTGACGAGCCGAAACAACTGAAGCTCGGCTGGGTCGTGTCGGAGATTATCGGTGTAGGTGTCGTGAATCCTCGTGGTATCGCATCCGCATCTAATGCATAATAACTAGCTGACTAAAACAGTTCGGTTATATAGGAGAGGAGTTCTCGTGAGAGACTCCTCTCTTTTTTTAAGTTCGGCTGGGTTGTCTAAAAAATAATAGGAATGTGAATTTTAAGGTGTCAAACTTTGAAATCTTACGATATCCTCTCAAGGAGGATAAGATGAAGAAAATTCAGTTGCGAAACAGCACAATTTGGGATAGATGTAGGAGTTGTGGTCGAACTTGGGATGTAGCCCCTCATAGTTCGCGAGCACAATGTCGAGGATGCAGAAGATTAGAAAAGCCAATAGACAATACTATTCAGCCGAGCCATTTTGATTATAATTTTTTGAGCTCTAATTTAAAGAAGCTAATATTGTTTGAAGAAACAAAAAATAAGTACAGCTATCAAGTTTCTAACTTAAGTTATGGTAGCCCTAGTCCAATAGTACATTTGTGTCCTGAATGTAATTTACCAAAGGAAAACACGCCATTTAAGTTATTTTTACAGGGCAAGAATCTACGGCACACCAAATGTAAGGTGAAGCAAACGCGTAAGACCAATTTAGAGCGATATGGAGTATTAAATAGTTGTAATCAAAAGCAATTGGTGCAGTCTCGTCTTGAAAAGAAAAATCGTGAAATAACACAATCTTTTCAAAAAGAAAACTACAAAGTTTTAAATATTGAAAGAAATAGTTGCAGAGAAATTATTGTGCACTTTATTTGTCCACAGGGACATATTCACAAAATTACATATCGTGCCTGGAAGGTGGGAGGACAACGATGTGGCAAGTGTTTTGCCAACAATGGCAAAATAACAATAGAAATTGTAAGAAAATCATTTGAAGACGAAAAGTATTGTTTACATACTACCATTTATGAGGACAATAATACAGAGCTGTTTTACACTTGTCCCAAAGGGCACAATAAAAGCACTTCGTGGAAAATTTGGGAAAGAGGACATCGATGTCCTGTGTGTAATCCCGCTTCAACTTCAAAAGGTGAATTAGAAGTAAAAGAAGCATTCAAAGAATTTAACCCAGTTAAAACACGAACAATAGTATCTCCATATGAATTAGATGTTTATTTCTCCGACCATAAACTTGCCATAGAGTATTGCGGCTTGTACTGGCATTCTGATGGTCAAGAGCGCATTAAGCCTTCTTATCATTATCGAAAAATGAAAAATTGTAATAAAAAAGGGGTTAGGCTGATAACGATTTTTGAAGATGAATGGCAAGATAAAAAAAGTGTCTGCATTTCACGAATTAAAAATGCTCTAGGGATTACAGGTGCCAGTATTTTTGCACGACAATGTGAAGTCAAAATAGTACCCAAGGAAGAAAGTAGCATGTTCTTTAGGCAAAACCATTTACAGGGTTTTGCAAAAAGTACCCGCATAACTTATGGGCTATACTGCAACAAGGAGTTAGTATATGCTGCTTCCGTAGGTCTTCCTTCTCGACCTCACACAAGCAAAGGTAAAAATACACTGGAACTTAAAAGAATGGCACCTAAATTAGACACAACAGTAGTTGGAGGAGCCAGCAGATTGTTTAAACATATTTGCATCTATGCTAAAAATAATGGATGTGAAGAAATAAAATCATATTGTGATATGCGATGGGGGACAGGTAATGTTTATGTAAAACTGGGTATGAAATTACAACATCAAACTCATTTTACACCACATTACACAAATGGTAAGATTCGACAAAGAAACCAGTCCTTTGCAGGTAAAGAAATACCCAAAGGTTGGTATAAAATATATGACTGCGGGCATCAAACTTGGGTCTATAATTTATAAATGACAAAACTATAGAATATGTTCATATTAAATGAGGCAATTATATTATATTCTCCCGTAGCTCAGTTGGTAGAGCGTTTGACTGTTAATCAAAATGTCCTTGGTTCGAGTCCAAGCGGGAGAGCCAGATATATAATGGGCTCGTGGTGATAATGGGAGCATATGGGCTTTGCAAGCCCGAGGTAAGGGTTCGATTCCCTTCGGGTCCACCAAAATACATGTTGGGTGAAAGGAAAGAAATATGAAAGCATTTATGGTAATCGTTATAGCTGTACTTGTACTTATTTTTGGAGGCACTGTCATTCGTTATCTATATCCTCCTGTTCCTGTTTTTCAATCAGTATCAGTGCCATCATCATCAACACAATCTAACCTTGTAGTAGTTATTTTAATCAATTTGGAAAAGCTACCAGCATTTCCTCAATCTTCCAATCAATCAAAAGTGGAACCTGTTGGTGTAGTTTTACAGGATTGGACTAATACTTGTTTGATAGAGGCTGCCAAAAAAAGAGGTTTTGATGTCAAGGTTATTGCGATGGGTGATATTGAAAAAGATGACAAGGGATATCGATATCAATGTTTGAGTGTCGAACTTCCTATGGGTTGCGATGTATATGACGCTGTACAAAAATTAATACTTATAGATTTTGTGGTACTTGTCGGTAGTGATACACACCAAGCGACCAAGACAGATCGTATTTTGGAGATTAAGTAATGTACCACGATAAAAAGGAAATGACCTTTTTCGATTCCGTTTGTATTGGAGCAGTGATTGGATTTGTTGTCTATCTTATTTTTGCACTGTTTCGCGGATTTTCATAATCTATCGATTATTTATTATGCGTTCGTAGCTCAATGGTAGAGCTGGATTTTCTAAAAATCTCTGATAGGAGTTCAAGTCTCCTCGAACGCACCACGAAAATGAAAGCAGAACAATAAAAGTCCTAACAACACAGGAGGTCTTATGTCATAGGGTGCAACACATTATGTTTATGTCTTAGTCCGAAAGGATTTAGATCCTTCGCAACAGGCTGTTCAGAGTTGTCATGCAGCGATTGAAGCAACGCGTCGTTTTATTACAACTGAACAGGTTCATCCACATTTAGTTCTTTGTGGTGTAGATAGCGAAGAAGCGCTTAAAAAAGAGGTATGCAGACTTGAAGCACAAGGCGTTGAGTTTGCATGTTTTTATGAGCCGGATAGGTGCAATGAACTAACAGCCATTGCAACTGCACCAATAGCAGGAGATAATAGACGAGCTTTTCGTCGGTATAATCTCCTGGCTCAAAGCGAAGAAGCGAGGGCTCCTCCATGAGTAGGTAAAAAGATTTGATCTATCATCTAAAACTTACCTACAAATAAGAACACACTAAAACATGGAGAATAAACAATGAGTATAATGAATTTTGTCAATAGCTTACTAAATAGGACTAACATTGCCCCAAAGTCAGAAGTAGTTGTATCACCTGTGGTAGAAGTGCCAGCGGAGGCACCCAAGGTTGCAACATATCAAAGTAAATGGGGTTATCACCCTGTATCATATGAGACCTTTTTGAAGCTTCGTGAGCTTCGTAAATGGTATTTTATGGCATTACATGATGTGGCGGCTTGGTTCCGTTGGAACCGTAAAACCGTATATAAAAGCAAAGTAGAGCCTTTATATTGTAAGACCTTCGTGTTGGATAAGGGTGAAACACGTAAGCGTACGGATAAGGAAGGTCATATACACTGGATTTGGTATCCAAAGACGCGCACAGATTTAGGCATTTGTGATGCTTTTCAGTCAGCTAGGATGCCAATGAAGACATCGGAAGAAGTAGTGCAGTTAAAGATTTCTGATGAGGAAATTAATAGATTACACACAGAGGTGTCGAAGTTCTTTAATAAGTAATAAGTAATAAATAGATAAATGCGAGCGTAGCTCAGTTGGTAGAGCACTACCTTGCCAAGGTAGATCGCGGGAGTTCAAATCTCCTCGCTCGCCCCAGAATGATGGGAGCCGCGAAAATCGTGGCTTCCATATGGTCCATGTTGGACTGGTTATGGTAAGTTGGTTCTGTGGATGCAGAACTGGTATTTAGCACGGAAGTGCAAGGAGGAATTTATGGGTTTTACCGAATCCAAAATGTACGAAATTTTCAAACATCCTGCCAAAAAAGGGCGTCGTCAGCTTGTCATACATGACAAGGAACTTCGAGAAATCTTCGAGTTCAACGTTGCCGCTCAAAGTTGTGCTCTGTTTGTTAGGAATCTTTCCAGCGGTCAAGTCCGTCCTTATTCAGCTCGTGAAGAATTTTGTAATTCTGAAGAGTTATCTTCCATTATAGATGTTTATGAAGAGGTTGCTCGAGATCCAAAGCGATATTGGGATATTCTACATGCCATTGTGATGGGTAAATATGCTATCCAACAAATCAGCGACAATGCTAATGCGATTAATGAGGAGAGCATAAGTAAAATAATTATAGGTCCCAAACCAAATCTTTTTGCCCACCCATACATGCAGAAAGCAGGAGAAGCGGCAGATGCAAATGAAAACTGGGTTAAAGATTTAGCTGGTAAGTTGCCACCAGCTCCGAAAAAGAAAAAGACCAAGAAGGAGCGTGTATGTTGGACAACCCTGGAGGAGTCCAAAAAGATAATTGGCAAACAAAAGTTGGCGGAAGGTCAGGTAAGCGAAAATCTTGAGGAACGACAAATCAAGGCTAAAGCTATGGGATGGCATCCGGGTCATGGTGTTATGTGTGGTAGTCCTGAAGAGTCCTGTAGTTGTGATCCACAAAATGATACATGTTCTAAATGTGGACACTTTGTAGAGAGGAATGGTGCTTGTTCCAAGTGTTTCAACTGTGGCTGGTCAGAAGGATGTTCATAACAGCCTAAATCGTAATGACAATTATTGAATTTTAAAGATAGCCCAAATTGTGTGGGCTATCTTTATGATTGAGGAGAAAGATGGTAAGATTTATCTTAATGTACAACTTTGGAAAAATGCAGAAAGTTTTGGAGGCACAATATGCGAATAACAGCAGGTGTTTTTGCAGTTTTAATGATTGTTTGTGGGTTGTTGGCAGCACGATATTACATTTTGTATAATCACGCTTTACGAGATGTTGTCGATAATAATGTCCTTGTAGAACATTATCGAGGACTTTTTATGTATTCTCTCCAACATTCTTTAGATCCAGTTCGAAAGCAGGTTCTAGAAGTGGTGAGAACAAATAATGCAATAGATATCAGTAAAACCTTAGAGTTCTTATCAAAAGAATATTCTATACTTTCATTGATGCTGGAACATCCAGATGGTATAACCAAAGACGCAGCTCCAAGGTTTAAGAGCAGGTGGCTTACAGAAATACAGCGTGTGAAGGAATGGGAACAACGCAGTGAGGAGAATGTAAATGATGCAACCCAATAATACAGTTTCAGTGAATGGCTGTGCATTTTATGCACCAATACAGACGCATAGTACAGCAAGTGCTGTCATTGTAAGCTCTACATCTTCTGTTAGTGCTTCTTCCTTTTATACTTCTATCAGTCAGGATTATGACGAAAAACAATGTTTTAAACATAAAGAGCATAAGATGTATAAAGCATTACAAGTAGCATGTCCTTGTGCCCGCTCTGTTCCTCTCCTTATACAAGATAAAACAGGTTATCAAGTTCGTTTGTACGAAAATGATATCGTATTTTTAGACAATGAAGGGAAGTGCCAGGGTAGTCTTGCAGATTGCTTTAATTTGGTAAAACAACAAACTAAAATAATAAAAAAACTTGAAAATCAAGTTAAAATTTTAAAAAGAAGAATAGAAAAGTGACGCAATTATTCAATAGTGATATTAACATAGAGAGTTTAGAAATTCAAGTTATGGAATTATTGCGTTTAGAGTTAGAAATAAAGGGAGATATTGAACGACAACAATGCGACTTGAAAAGAGTTCAGGAACAGAGAGAATTATTGCAAACACAAATAAAATTAATAAAGGAAAAACAACTTGGGCAAGGAGATGAGTAATGGATATTAGATTGGGACAACCAGAAGATTTTGTTTGGGGGTTTTTAATTGCTATGAGTGTGACGGCTGGCTTTATATTGCTTTGCTACATTGTCGTTGGTCTTGAATTGCTTGAGGAGAAATTTATTGCCTGGAAAAATTCAAGAAAGACTAAATCAAAGGGTTAAATCAGAAAAATAGATAAGAAAGGTGAGACGTATGAAAATGTTGTTATATATACTATCAGGGTTAGTGAGCATCTGCTTGGCAGCATGTGATAATGCCCGGACAAAGGAGAAACCAGGGACTATAAGACTTGACATAAAAACGACCAATGCTGCTTTTCAAAGTCAAGAAACAATAGATGCTGTTGTTTTGAATGAGGCAAAGAAAAAGGGTATTGAACTTATAATACTAAAACATCAAGTTATAGATCATGATAAAATAAGGGTGTTTGTTATCATTCCTGATCCTGATAGTCACTCATTGAAGGAAATGATAGATATCGCCTTAAAACTATCAGAAATACCGTTATTCAAAAAAGTGGCATTATATGCGGAGTAAGAAATGCAAGATATTTTTAGTAAAATGAAAGTTGGATACACATACCAACAACTTTTGGTGCGTCCTCGTATTTCTAATGTTAATTCGCGTCAAGATGTTGATATTTCGTCTGAAATAGTTCCTGGTGTTATTTTAAAAGTACCAATTATTGCTAGTCCAATGCTAACCATTTCAGAAAGTAAAATGTGCATTAAAATGTATGAACTTGGTGGATTAGGGATATTGCATCGATTTGCCCCACTGGATTATTTGGAAAGTGAAATTAGGATTATTGCTGATAATGTTCCTAAAAATTATGTAGCTTTTGCTACTGGCGTAAAAGAAGAGGATACAGAACTTATTGCAAGGTTGGCACCATATGCTAATATTATTTGTGTTGATGTAAATATCGGTGAGCACACTAAGACAATAAATATGACTCAGTATCTTCAGAAAAATTATCCAGATCACAAGATTATTGCTGGCAATGTTTCTACTTATGATGGTGCAAAGCAGCTTTGTTTAGCAGGTGCTGACTGCATAAGAGCCACTAATGGTGGTGGTAGTGCTTGCACAACTTTAGCTACTACCGGTGTTGGTATTCCTACGGCAACTTCGTTGTATGAATGTATCCAAGCAGCAGACGAATATGGTAAAACAGTGTTGGCTTGTGGCGGACATAATAACTCGGGAACAATGGTAGTTGCTCTTGCACTTGGTGCATGTGGAACAATTGTAGGTGGCTTGTTAGCGGGAACTTCTGCCTGTCCTCAGCACGCATTTTTTTGTGATCCAGATACGCATGAATACAAAGCTAGATACATGGGTATGGCATCAAGGGCAGCACAGGATGCTCGTGGTGGATTAAAACCGGGAACAGCCCCGGAAGGCATTAGTAAAACAGTTCCTATTGGACCTAAAACTAGCGTTCGCATCAACGAACTTTCTGGTGGTATTAGATCTGGACTTTCACTTGCTGGTTGCCATAATATAAAAGAATTACAGGCAACGGCTGAATTTATAATCAGAGCATAAATTAATTAGTAATGAAAAGGCTAGATAGAGTTGTAGCTGTTCAGTCTAATAATTATATTACCAAGGGCAAGATATATATCGTACTTGGAGTTAAAAAGGATCGATTTCTTATTGCTACAGATTTAAAGAAAAAGATATATTTATCATCTCAATATTTCATATCTGAAGAGGAACAAAATCGAAATATGATAAAACGCCTAGAAGAAAGAGGTTTCTAATGATAAAAAAATGGTTGAAACGAAAAGAAAACCAAAAGCAGTGGGAAATGATGACTACCGCTTTAACAAATGGTCCTGCTACATCGCAAGTTGATTATAGAACATTAGAAATATTATGTACCCTTATAAAGAATACAATGTTGTTGTATAGTGAAAAAAATTGTATTACAAAACAAACCCTTCGACTTCTTTTTCTTTTAAAAAGGGTTTTAGCTGATAAGAGGCAGTTTGATACAATAAAAACTCTAGAGTATTTTGTAGCTGGACATACGATCTATAAAAAACACTTTATGAACAAAGAAGTAAAGGAAAGATTAGTGGCACACTGTTGGCAAATGGTGGTTTTATACCAAGGTTTAATTTTGACTAGCAAGGCATCTAATCCCTTTGCACCTGGTTTAGCCTTAGGAGAAATACATGACTGATGGTTTAGTCCCAAATCCAGACCCTCGCTATAATCCTTTTAATCCTGTTCAAGATGATCAAATTATTCAAGGTATCCAAGGATCTACCAAACAACCTTCTATGCCTGCCCAAGAATCGGTTCAAAGAACCTTAGATAGTTTCAAAGTAATGATAGCGACACCTCACTCTTATTCCTTTATTTTCAAAGAGTGGTTCATTATGTATGAGCAACTGCAAAAGCCTGCCACTTCTCGTTTATACATGGACCCCAATTTACCTCTGGATGTGAATAGAAACAATGCCGTTAGAGAAGCATTAGAGGCTGGATGTGAATATCTTTTGTTTGTTGATCACGATAATATTTTGCCATCTGATACTTTGGTAAAATTGTTGCAATACAATGTTCCTGTTGTTGGTTGTCTATATTTTGAAAGAAAGTATCCACATTTGCCATTAATTTACACTTTCGAGCAGGACTACCAAACAGTTAGAGTAGAGTATAATTATCCTTCTGGATTGGTAAAGTGTGATGTAATCGGGTTGGGTTGTTCGTTGTTCAATACAGGGGTGTTTAAACAATTATCAGATCCATGGTTTTGTTATGAATACAAAGGGCACACCTGGGGAACAGAAGATATTGCATTTTTTCATAAATTAAAAGACAATGATATTCCTGTGTGCATTGATACCAAGCATACTGTTGGGCATCTCACCACAAATATGGTAGATGAAGGAGATTGGTTATATTTCAAAGATGCTTACCTTGCAGAAGTGAATAAAAAAGCACAAGAATTAGGGACTAAGGCAGTTTTTCTCGACAAAAATAAAGGGGTTCTGAAAAAATCTCCTTCGGCAACAGATTAATATTCAATAAGTATCGATATTCATATATTCATGTATAAGTGTAAGTGAATGGATTTGAGTTTGGTGAATATATGAGACATGAAAATTTGCGGAAAGATTTTAGTGAGATCAGAAAATATATAGAACAACGGGGCTACCAGGTATTAATTGATCAGTATGAAAACAATCAGCAAAAGTTGTATTTGAGGTGTCCCACAAAACATGATTGTCATATCTCTTGGAATAAGTTCCAAGAAGGTGTTAGATGCAGAACTTGTTCTCTTGAAAAAAGAGTAAGTAAGCGAAGAAAAAATTTTGGGGAGATATGTGAGTTTATAAAACAACAAGGTTATCGGGTAGAGCTTGGGCAGTGTTACCAAAATGCTCATCAGAAATTAGATTTAATTTGCCCTGAAAATCATTCTTGCAAAATAAGTTGGGACTTCTTTCATCGAGGATGTCGATGTCCAAAGTGTGCTAATCGGTCTAGAGGAGAAAAACGAAGAATCGACCCATCACAAGTTCAGAGATATTTTTTACAGCAAGGATATTCCTTATTAACTAAGGAATACATAGGAAATATGCAGAAATTAGATTGCATATGTCCTCTCAATCATTTTTACGTGACATGTTGGAAATATTTTAGTCGAGGTGTTCGGTGTTCAAGATGTTTTCCTCGTCAATCAAAATCTGAAAAAGAGATCGTAAGTCTTTTTCAAAACAATAGACCCATAGAAAGTGAAAGTAAAATAATAAAGCCTTTCGAGCTAGATCTTTATTTTCCTATCCAGAAGGTAGCTATAGAATATTGCGGGCTTTATTGGCATAGTGATGTGCATGATAGAATAACTCCTAGTTATCATCGAAATAAATTTAATTTGTGTGCTAAACAAAATATCCGCCTACTAACAATTTTTGAAGATGAGTGGTTAAATTGCAAAGAGATTTGTATTTCTCGTATAAATTCTGCTCTTGGAATAGTAAAAAATAAAATCTTTGCCAGGAAATGTAAAACAAAACAAATATCAAATAAAGAAGCATATGCCTTTTTATCTCGAACTCATCTCCAAGGTCCTGGGTCTTGTAAAATAGCCTATGGTCTCTTTCATAATGACGAGTTAGTTCAAGTGATGACTTTTGGTATTCCAGCTAGGGCTCACACTTATAAAGGTAAAAAGGTATTAGAAATGAAACGATTGGCGGGGAAGTTAAATACAATAATAGTTGGTGGGGCATCTAAATTGTTCAAACTTGGACTAGTCTATGCCAAACAGAATGGTTATGAAATAATTAAATCATATTGTGATTTGAGATGGGGAACTGGTAATTTATATAAGCAGCTTGGATTTACTAAGACACATGAAACTAAATACACACCTCATTACACCGATGGTGTAAATAGATTTAGAAATCAAAATTTAGCTCAAAACAAAAAGAAAACAGGAATGACGGAAGC